GCTTAGATACGCTGAGACCTAAGACCGTAAGGTCGTAGTCCATGCGCTTGCGCAAGTCGCTGTAGTGGTTCTCTTCGAGGATGGTATTGATGGCTTCCTCCTCAGCAATCTCAATGGCAGGCTTGTAGTTGAGCTGCATATATACCTGCAACTCCTCATCGGTGCTAGGCAGGTCGTCGGGGTTCATAGTGAACGGGTCGACGCCAGTCTTCTGCTGGATGATATCGAGCACAGGCTTGGCTACCATCTGCCCCTCAATCATATCCTGATACTTGCTGCGCTTGGCTTGCGACAGGGCGTCTTGAGCGTAAGCCTTGACCTTGAAGACGCGCTCAGACAATCCGTTGACGACGATGTCAACGAACTTAGGGAGGATAGGAACTGGAGTCCAGTCCAGATTCAAATACGAAAGGTCGCCGTCGACAGCAAGCTCGTTCTTGTACTTGGCGATACTCTGCTCACCACGGGCGTAGAGGCGCAAGCGGTTGAAGTCGCGCCACTGGTTGTAGAACCGGCACTGGTTGCCGTCTTTCTTAAACCATTCGTATTGGATGGCTTGACCGACCATAAGGCCAAACTCCTCCGTGGCTTTCTCCGCGTCAGAAACAAACTGACTGGGGAAACCAGCGGTAGAAATATTAATCTTGACATCCTTCATTTACTCCCGAAGTTCGCTTCTTGACCCACGATTGTTATATCTCGGCAAGGTAATGCTTATTGAACTCTTCTTCTGCTCAGGCATATAGAGGTGTTTTTGGTTGGCCATAACCGCCAATCCGCTGCTGATACTCGCGTCAAAAGCAGTACGGTTGCTAATATCAAACCGAGCCCAGTCCTCGAGAGTACGTACGAATGGCATAGCGCCCATCTCGCCTGCGTCGCGGAACGTGCCGTCCATATCGATGCCAACGTGCTTCTCGATATAGCTCTCGATAGCGGCGGCGTGGGCCTGCTTGACGTCCTCAGAACTGTTAGGGATACCGCCCAGCTCACGCTCCGTCTTAGAGAGCTTGTTGTAGTGCTTGTCGGGACGGTTCATACAGAACCCCCGATAGCCCCTGTTCTTAAAGTGGTATAGCAACCTAGGCTTGTTGTTCTCTATCAAGATAGGCATACCGTAAAAGACGCACGCCATCAGCACCTCCTCAAAGAATATCTCCGCCGTCTGCGGACGGGCGACATACTCAAGGAAGAACTCGTTGGTTGGCGCGTCGTCCATGTGGAACTTGGTCATTCCGTGAAGAGCACCGTTAGAACCACCGCCGCCCACAGTGCCACTAATGTCGTAGGAGTCACATCCAAAAGACCCAATGTGTTCATTGCCAGCATACTTCGTTCCCCGTTTATCTATGACCCTGTTTTGCATACCCTTAGGCGGCGTCCAAGAGATGTTGAACCGCCCTCGCTTATCGGGGCTAAAGATGACCCGAGAGTCTTTGATGCCGTTCTCCCAATGGAAGGAGCCGCGCGTGAGATAGTGTTCCTTAACAAGGCTGTCAGCATAGTCTATCTGCTGGTAGATTTTAGTGAGGTTGAATAGGCTCTGCTTGCTCTCGTCACGGAAGGCATGGGACTCAGTACGTGGGAACTGGCGGTAGAATTCGTTGAGCGCATCGGGGTCGCTCTTCATACTCTCGACCTCAGCCTCCCAGTAGTCGATGGCGCCAGACTTAATCTTCATACCGTCGACACCCATAACAGGCTTCTCTGGGGCGTGGAAGACAGGGTGCCCGAACTCATCGATGAAGCCCTCCATATTGTACTCCATAGGGATGAACAGGCGGTACATGCCGCTCTTGGTCTGTCCGTTGGCGTTGCGCGTAGCGATGTCGGAATCTTCGTACAGCTTCTTGAAGTTGGAACCACCCTTAGCCAAGGCGTTGGATGTAGACCCCATCAGGCACTTTCCGATAATCTTACTTCCCAAGCGCAAGCACGTCTTGGTGACGCGCCAGTTGTTGAGGATGTTGTTGGGCTTGACCCACTTCCCGCTCTCGTCGTGGACGAGTAGGATTAGCTTCTCTCCGTCGTAGGAGTTGTCGTCAGTATTCTTCCAGTCGATGGTGGTGTCCAGTCCGAAAATTTCTTCGTCCTCCACATCGTACATATTCTTCTTTGTAATCTTCGAAGCAGGGATACGAAACGCCAGTTCCGTTTTCGGCTTATCCATGCCGTCCTGTATAGGTTTGAAGAAAAACGGAAGTCGGTTTGCAATGGGTACCACCTTATCCGTAAACATCTTCTTCGCATCCGAACCAGTCTTTGAAAGTATTCCTACCCTAGAGTCTTTAGCCAGCGTACCCGTGTTGACACATTCCGACGAACCCATAAACGAAAAGCCGGAACGACGAATCTTGAGGTACGTCATACCGAAGCTCCTAGAGTCAGCCTTGCACGCCTCCCAGAAGATAAAGAATATCCTGTTGGCCTCACGGAAGTCAGGGTACCCAACGTCGATGCTCGTCCACTGCAAATACATATAGTGGGCGCCCGTAACATACGTGGACTTGCCGTTGTTGACGAACCAGTGGCCGTACTCGCGGCGGTCGAACTCGCCCTCGATATAGTCCACCCAGTTGGCCTTAAATGTATTCGGCATCTCATTCCACTGGAAGATGCTTTGGATGCGTGAGAGGGCCCGAGGGAGCTCCTGACGCACCCACTTGTTGTCCTTGTCATCGATGGACTTAGGCTCCGGGGGGAGGGCGATGCGCAGGCCGTTAATATCTATGATATCGCCTATCTGTCCCGTCTTGGAGATGATGACCACATCGTATTTCTCGTTGTAGCCGTAGAGCCACGTCTTAGCGCGGTTCTTATTAGACACCACCCCCTTAGAAATGTAAGAGGAGAGTACCGTGAATAGCTTATCTGGACCGTCGTTCTGCAAAACCCACCTTGCTTTCCGTCTTAGTGGATGTCCCCGCCAATCCCAATGCCTCCTCCTCAGAGTCGATACGATTCAAAATCTCCAGCGCGTCGAAGATGGCAAGCTTCTTAGTAGCTGCCGCATTCTTTAGCCTGTCCGCCGCAAGGTCGTCGTCTTCACCGGGCTTGAGGATATCCTCCTGAGCTACCTTAATCAGTTGCTCAACAGCTATCCGCCCCGCAGAGATGATGCGCTCCTTTAGCTTGTTTGAATCTTGCATGTGATTTGATGGTCGAACATTCGGTACATCTTTTCCCCGTCTACGATGAACTCATACTCGCTGTCAGGTTTGAAGGTGACCTTATCACCAGACACAATTCCTTGGGCCTGAAGATAACGATTTGGAAATCGCATTATACCCACCAACGGCTCCTCTGTCAACGGCTTGAAGATGATAGAATCTTCAGGGGGTATAGGCTCCACAAAGCAGTACCTGTCGTGGGCGTGCCATGAGCCCCCGCTACGGTACATATAGAACTGGTCGAAATCAACTAGGAAGAGGTCGTCTTTGAGAAAACTCCTACCGCTTTGTTGGCGGCCCTTTATGTCGTTGTAGTACTTGAATACGTTGTGGTGGACAAGCAGCGTGTCACCAACAGATATGGGCCCGTCGTATCCTAACGGTAACGCCACTACCTCGCCCTCGCGGTTTGCGAAGCGATGGTCTTCCTCACTCGTACTTACGATGAGGTCTCCCTTGGTATTTGCGTATCTCTCTCCCTTTACAATGAATTGCTCTACAGCCCTCAAAAGTTGATATTGTATTCCAGTGAAGTAGGCATCGCGATAAACTCTTTCCAAAGCACCACGACGTTGTCCTGCTCGATGTAGATGAGGATACCCCCCGTCTCATCGTTGTATTTAATTAAATGTATAAAGTGGGAGTTGCCGAGAACGGCCTGCCCCACCACATAACACATCGAGTCCTTATAGTTAGGACCGATGCAAACCTTGCGGATGTCTCGCATTAGAAATCCACAATTCGATACTGTACGTTAAGATTGATAATACCGTCCCCTTGAACCGTAGGTATACTTGCCGGAGCGAAAAAAATGGCCGTGTTTTCGTCTAACGCACCACTGGTGGTCAACGACATTGCACGCGTTTGGTCCGCTGGAAGAAGGAGAAAGTTTTCATCCAGCTCAAATTGAGGG